TGGAAGGCGTGGCAAACATCGTAGCGAGTTCGACGAGTGGGTATAGTGGTGATAGCGATTGGGAACAAACTATATTATTGGATGACACGGGGAATGTGTGGACGTGTGGGCAGAATACACAGGGTCAACTTGGTCAAGACGATAGCAATGCGCGCTACATCCCTACACTCGTCACAATAAACATTTACAGCGGAGTGTCCATCACAGAAGTGTCGTGTGGGACAGGCATGGCCTTGGCACTCGACTCCACGGGTCAGATATGGGGTTGTGGGGCTAATGCAAACCAATATCGTGCGGGTAATCTTTCCGATGTGACGTCCAACATCTACACGTTCGTGCCATCCATGCCCGACGGCGGACCTCATGTATTCGATAGTATTGACGCGGGATGGCAACATTCCTTGGCGCTTGAAAACGACGGGCGGATTTGGTCTACGGGGGCCAACTTAAACGGAAGAACAGGTCAGGGGACAGACACAGGGACCACCGCGGGATGGACGCTGTGTCCGGACGGAACTACATCAGATCAATCTATAAGCACAGTAAGCATCACGCAAATTTCCGTCGGAGAAAGTCATTCAATTGCACGGGATTCCACGGGGAATGTGTGGGTGACCGGATATAACAACAACGGTCAGCTTGGTCTGGGTGATAGCACCGACCGAAACATATTTGAACGGGTCACCTCGAACGTCAACGTGAATCAGGGCGTCACATCTTACAAGATTGCCGCAGGTGTTGGCAGAAGCTATGTTCTGGACACAAATGGAAGGATGTGGGGATGCGGGTATAACGTCAATGGTGAGTTTGGTAATCCTCCCTACACGGCAACCATCTCAACCTTCACTCGTGCCGACGCGGGACCCATTGCCAACAAAAGCATTACGGACTTTGCTTTAAGTGGTTATGGATCGCCAATTGTAAGAACATCTGACAACGAGTATTGGGTCACGGGCTTTAATGAATTCGGTCAACTCGGAACCGGTGACACCCAGAACCGCTTAGCCTACACCAAACTCCTGGACTTCAATGCTACTCCGCCGCCGGACTATGGCTACACCCGCTCGCTCCTCTTGGAGAACACCGAGACCGGCAAGGGACCTTCGATCGAGTTCAAGAATTCGGACGCGGTCAGTTCGCGGATCCAGATGGAGGACGGGGCGTCCGGCAAACTGAACATCGGGTTCGTGGATGCGTCCTTCGACCCCAAGCTGTCCGGCGGGGACGGGGCCCAACTCTACCCATTCCAGGAGCGCGCCCAGTCCAACACGATGACCCGCGGCGTCACCATCAACCAGGCGGGAGGAACCATGGTGGCGGGCGGATCCACGTCGAACGTAGGGTTCAACACGCCCATCTTCAGTTCGGGGTTGCCCGGGACCGCCAACTATGGACGTGCCGCAAGTTTTTGGTATAGTGGTGCTTCATTATTTGTTACAACCGAAGGAAAGGTGTATGTTGGCGGTGACAATGTAGATGGTTCGTCAGGGGACGGTACGACTGGAGACGCCTTCGTGTGGAAGGAATCTACGCCCGCGTCATCCTATCCAATTGTGGCTTTCTCTGCGGGTAATGCTTATAATATTGTTTTGGATGCGAAGGGTCAACTATGGGGATCGGGGCGTAATACCTATGGTCAACTTGGTGTGGGTGACACCGACAATAGAACCACATGGACTGCGGTCTCGGGGACAGGTAATCAAGCCGTTGCTTGTGGATATGAAGCAACGTATAGAATCACAGACGACAGTACATTGGAAGCATGTGGGAGAGGGTTGAGTTATCGTTTGGGAACGGGCAATCAAACAGATCAAAGCTCTTTCGTGGCTTCCACAAGCGGTGACTTGGGAAGTTCAAAGGTAAAGAGTGTTTGGGGGAATTCGGGTAGTGCGTTTGTAATCCGCGCGGACGATGTTCTACTTGCGATGGGGAACAACGGGGATGCGCACCTTGGCGTTGGAACCGCTGGGGTTGACGTTCAGACATGGACCGCCGTCACCGACACGAACTTCTCAGGTGAGACACCAGTGCAACTCTCTTCTATCTATGACGGGGGTGCGGATATTCACGCAATGATGGTGACCGCCGAAGGAAACATCTACGGATGCGGGGCGTCAACCTATTACCAAACCGGTCTCAACAGCACCACAGATGTAAGCGTATTTACGCAGTGCACGGGCGACATACGGAACGTCACGGTGACCCGCGTTTCTACCACCAGGTATGCTTCAATTTGTCTGGATAGCACTGGGAATGTGTGGATTACAGGGCGTTACGTTGCTAATGGAAACCCAAGTGATGATGACAACACAGAGTTTACCAAAGTCACCCTTCCCGCGGAGTTCTATTCGAAGACCATTGTAAATGTTATGGGAGGGCATGATAATACATTCTACGCCGTGGACAGCGAGGGGACTCTGTGGGGTGTCGGGAGCCGGATTAGAGGCCTTGGTCAAGTCGGATCGCCTGGATACGTATCAAAGCTCTTCACCAAGGTCCCGATCTACGACGTGGTTCCGAAATCCTTTCAATACACCCCGACGTTGACCCTCGAGAATCCCAACGCGGACCACGGCGCGACGATCGAGTTCAAGAATCCGAACAACCGGGCGTTCATCAATCTGGACGACAAGACCTCGACGCTCCGTTTGGGCTTCGTGGACAACGAGAACAACGCGGGGCAGTTCAAGGGGATCGGTATTGAACCTGGTGGTTCGTTTTCGGAAAAAATCAGCATAGTTAATACCGCGGATATAACCACTTCTGCCGAAGTCCTTCGATTACAAAGAGGCGATGGAACTAATGACTTGAAATCTAATACGAGAGGAACAATCGGTTTGTACCTTAGAGATGATAATGTTGGAGGCGGCGAAGTTGCTAGAATTTCGTGGGGACATGATGGAGGGGATGCTGATCCAGAAGGGAAAGGAAGACTTGGGTTTTGGACATCTGATACAGGTGCTGCAGAGGGCGTTCCTGTTGAACGCATGACAATTCGCGCAAGCGGCAGAGTCGGCATCGGGACAGCGACGCCTTCACACCCACTACATGTGAACGGCGTCATTCGATTTGGTACTAACACCTCTGGTTCATATGTCTATTCGGAAAATATATCGGTCGGTAGTACAGATTGGGTCAATATTCCTTTTACGAGCGGAAGAGGGTCATTTATGATAATGTTAACTGGTGTTAGTAACGATCAAGCATGTTTGGTAGGAGGAGGGGCTGATGACAGCGGTTTCGATGACGGCATTATCTATTACTCGGCAAGGAGTGCTGATTACAATACCTATGATTATTTAGAATTGCGGTGGCCGGCCGGGGGGGGCGTCATCCAGACTAAAATGAGTGCTAGCTACACCAGGACTGTGTGTGCCACGGTTATTAGAGGAATATAATTTTATCTATAATAATCACAAGTATGTGGCTTATTTATAGAGTCGATGATCGTTGTGTGGCTAGATTAGAAGAAACCCAAGATGCAGCGGAAGAAATGGTAAAAATAATTCCTGAATTTGGTGGTGCTATTGAAACTAATGACGAAGATATTATAAAAAATTGGCGTCATTATATAGCGAGTGATGATGGAAATGAATTGATACTTTCGGATGAACGAGTAGAATTTTATAGAGTTGGAACTATCAACAGAAAGTTACAAGGACTGAAAAAATTACGCGACAAACTTTTAGCACAATGTGATTGGGTGTCTCTTCCAGATGTTCAAAGGGAGGACAAGAATGAATGGTTAGAATATAGACAAGCGCTTAGAGATTGGCCTACACTTTTTGATCCAGACATGGAACTAATGTCTTATGTACCAATAATACCAGGAAAAACGAGAGAATATATGATGGAAGAATTTGATATCCATGCTTAAACAAACCACACCAACCTAAACTAGAATAGGATGATCTATCCGACCACAAAATGTCACTGGTGCAATGTCCCTTTACAATGGACCAGTCGATATGATTTCATCAACTATGCTTTTGAGTATTTTCAGTTCGAGGACAGGGTTCCCTTGGAGAGGATGTCCAGGGTGTATCACAAGGGCAGATCGAGTTCGAGGAAGAACGTGTGCCGCTCCTGCTACAACTTGAAACTGAACAACATTCACCAGAGGGAGGTCATGGGCAAGATGATCAGACTGAAGAGCATTAACGTCACCCCGGGGATAGGCAAATTTATGCTGAAACTCTTTGACCAGTCATGGAGACATCAACGCTACATCGAGTTCATGTGGTCAAAGGGACACACCTTCGATGCCTTTCTGGACTACCTCTGTGCCCGCGACACCATTTTGGGAAACGTTTCGGGTGACATCTTTGACAATGAAGAACTTGAATACTACTACGAGGACATGGTTCGTTCACACTTCGGGGTCCCGGCACACTACGAGGCCATGTGGGACGATGAACCTGATATTATTGGTTTTCAATTAAACGGCACGGACGTGATTACCATAAATGCACATCCTGCTTTCGAGTAATGGCACGCCATTCCACGGCGCCAAGGGTGGCTACCCGAGTCAGTTGAGACACCTCATCACCATGTTCGTGGAGAGAGGTCACACAGTCACGATGGTCATATGGAGTCTCTGTGGCATCAAGCACACCGGCGTGTTGCACTTCAGGGACTTGGTGAATGCCAACGTGCTCCCCGGAGAGACCAAGGATCCATGGACCCAGGCACTTTTGGATCGCCCCCAGGTGAGTTTCATTTTGGGTCCCTACGAGAAGTTTCCGTGCGTCATCAAGATTTCGGACATCAATGATTTCATCAAGCGAACCAACGCCGGAGCCATATTCTTTCTTCAGGACATCTTCCTGTTGGAGTCATCGACCGCCGAGCAGATCGCTTGTCCTTCCTACCTCTGGTTTCCTCTTCACTATGACCCGATTGACGCTCCGACGGTCAAGGCACTTGGCAAGATCAAGCACATTCTCTCACTGTGCCCCTCGACCCGCGAGAGGGTCCTAAGGCAGATGGGAAGGGAAAGTCACGTGGTGCCGCACATCGTGGGATTCCAGACGCCCCTTCCTCCCACGGACACCAAGGCAAAGGTTCGCAAGGACTTTGGCGTGGACGACAAGTATGTGATATTCACCATAGCAGGAAACTATGAGAACAGCGGGCGCAAGTCCATCGACACGACCCTGCTCTCCTTCAAGCAATTTCATGAGACCCATCCGGAGTCCCTTCTATGGCTTCACGTGCCGGCGTTGAATCACGCCAAGGTCTATGACGTTCCGGCAATGGTTCAGACGCTGGGCATACCGGACACGGCCATCAAGATCACCGAGACGACGTTGGACGAGACGACCTTGCAGAAGATGTACAAGTGTGCCGACATGTATCTGTGTGGATCCTGTTCGGAAGGGTTTGGTATCCCGCAGATGGAGGCTCAGTACTATGGTCTGCCTGTGGTGACGACCCGCTTCGGGGCGATGCACGACTACTGCTGGCACGGGGTGAGCGTGCCTCCCGCACAAAAGCGATGGAACCACATGCAGGGGGCGTGGTGGGTGACTCCAAGTGTAGAGCTGACAGTGGAAGCCATGGAGAAGGTCTATCAAGGCGAACTGGAAACCACGGACGAGTGGGTTCAGGAGGAGGTCCGCAAGGTCATGAGCTACGAGGCGGTCCGAGACAAGATACTCGCCATAGTAGAGAAAAATTAAAGGTTGTTTGATAATAGACTATGGAGCAGACTCCATTCAAAGCCGTATTTACCAAAAAGTCCAACTTTGTCACCCAGTCGTTTGATACAGATCCCCAGTCAGTCGACTATGGTGGAAATGCGAGGTTTTTGATTCCTCGTCACGGAGACTTTATTACGCGCATGTATCTTCTCATAGATTACACGAGCAGTGCATCTACGAGGATTAATCAGGCGCACGCGATGTTAGACTACGTGTCACTGATCATCGGCGGAACCACGATTCAGCAGGAGACGGGCGAAACGTTGAACATGCGTCTGAACTTGAGCACCGAGGAAAAGGAGTCCTTCTCGGTGGTTCAGCTCTATCGGATGCTTGGTGGGGGACCCAATCACATATTCACGGACACTGCGCAGTATCCACGAATCTACCGTCTTCATATTCCTCTTCAATTTTGGTTCAACGGGAAGCCGGATCTTGCGATTCCACTTGCGGCACTCAGATATCAGGAAGTGGAAGTGGAAGTGGGACTGAGGAATGCATCGCGGTGGGGTGGAACAGATTCTGGGATAAGGGACTCACAGGTGAGAATTCGGGTGGAGTATGGTTACGCACCCAAGGAAATCACAGACGCCCTGACTAGGGTACCTCTGGTGTTTCCCACGGAGCAGTTTCAGGTAGTGGAAAATACCTACACCACCTCCAACGTATTCACCGTGACTCCCGAATTTGTGAATCCCGTCAAGGCGGTGTTTGGATTGTTCAAGAACACGACCACGGAAACCACGCAACCATTTGATTATGGGAGGGGTGGCACTGCGCAGGTCGACTCGGGCGACTATCTGAACTCGATGGAGATCATCTTGGACAACGAGGTACTAATCCCCAAAGACATCGGAACGTTTGAAATGTACAGAGGATTTCAGTTTTATGCTCACTTCCCTGGTGCTCCCCAGAATATAAATGACGGAACAAACTATTATAGGGGGTACATCTACCCGATGGCATTTTGTTTGGATCCGATGAATCGCGAGATGCCCAACGGGGCAATCAACTTTTCCACGATTCTAAATCCACTATTCAACATAGATGCCAAAATTTCTAGCGGGGACAGGATCAGGTTCAGACTTTATGCACTTTCGGTGAATTTGTTATACATCGAAAATGGTGTGTCCAAATTGGTATTTACTGGATCGGAAATTACACTTCCTCGGTTTCTTTGAATTCGGCAAAGCTCACCTTGCCGTCGCCGTCCCTGTCGTACATCGTGACATCACTTTCAATAGCCTCTATGAAGCCGGAGCCATCGGTGTCGAGTCTATTGAATTTGCCTTCGACCACCCCATTTTCAGAGTAGTCTTCCACAATGCCCCTTCCATTTTCAGCAACGAATATGCTCGTGGATAGGTAGTATATGGTTAGAAGAAACAAGTCAATGAGAGGTACGTAGCTGTTGATATTAGTTCTCGAATCCGATGTGATCTTTATGTAACCAGTTGTAGCAGTGGTAGTTGATACACTGGTTCCTGCATCTGTTGGGTGATTTACGGTCAAGGTGAAAGATCCTGGTATTGTAGTCGTGGTTACAGCATTTCCGGCCGAAGTAGCATAAAGATTCGCAGTACAAGTACCCCATAATGGAGCAGAATCTCCACCATCTTGAACGATGACAACGGCAGTTGTGTTTGATGAATCACTCCAAAATGGGACATTTACCGTTATCGTACCACTAGAATAAGTGAAAGAACCATCCTGAAAA